AACATATTCACCAGTGCATATATGTTGCACTCTCAGATAACATTAACATAGGAGTTAAAATATATGTTAGAGCAAAAAATACTGGTAACCCCAGTAGGTGAAGCTGTTTATCCCAAACTCAATAGACCTGATACTAAGTATATTGAAGGCGGTGAATACAGTGTAACAATGAAAATCAGAAAATCTGATGCTTCAAATATAATTAGTCAAATTGACAGTTATGGAAAAGAAGTACTTTCTGATTTTGAAAAAGCAAACAAAGGTAAGAATGTAAAAGTTGCTCCTAAACTTTATAATGTTCAAGGAGAATTTGTTCTTATCAAACTAAAACTTAAGGCATCAGGTATATCCAAAAAAACCAATATGCCTTTTCATCAAAGACCTATGCTTTTTGATGCAAAGAAAAATCCTTTTCCAGTTGATAAATTAATTGGTGCAGGGTCAAAATTAAAAGTAGTTTTTGCACTAGTTGGATATAACAGTCCACTCATTGGTGTTGGAATTACTGGCAGAATAAAAGCTGTCCAAGTTTTAGAATTAGTTGAACCTGCTTCATATAACAGTCTTTTAAAAGAAGAAGATGGTTATGTAAGCAACACCACTGTAAGTGTAAATGAAACCGAAACATCAGAACTTCAAAAAAGTTTCGATTTCTAAAGGTGTAACTTTGAAGTCTGGCTTAGAAGAAATTGTTTTTAATTTCCTAAAAGATGCAAAAGTAAATTTTGTATATGAAGGAAAAAAGATTACTTACTCTATGCCAGAAACAAAGAAAACCTACACAGTGGACTTTCCAATTACAGGTTCTTTTTGTGTTGAAACTAAAGGAGCTTTTAATTCTCAAGACAGGAAAAAGCATAAGATAATAAAACAGCAAAATCCTTCTTTAGATTTAAGATTTATTTTTTCAAACTCAAAAAACAAAATTGGAAAAAAATCACAAACTACTTATGCAAAATGGTGCGATATTTTTGGTTTCAAATATCACTGCGTTGCATCAAGCAAAATTCCATTTCCTGACGAGTGGATTAAAGAGATAAAAAATGCCAAGAAAACAAACTGATTTTATAGTCGTACATTGTAGTCTTTCTAAACCATCAATGAATGTAGATGCTAAAGTTATTGATAGATGGCATAGGGAAAAAGGGTGGTTAAAAATAGGATATGCCAAAGTTATTTTAAGAGATGGAACAATAGAACAGGGTAGAGAAGATGACGAGTTTCAAGCTCACGCAGTAGAAATAAACGATAGAAGTACTTCAGTTTGTTTAGTTGGCGGATTATCAGAAGATAATAAAAATGAAGACAATTTTACTTCAGAACAGTGGGAAAGTTTAAAGAAGGTTCTTACTAGTTGGGTTGAAAAATATCCTAATGCTAGAATTATAGGACACTACGAAGTTAATAATAAAAAGACTTGTCCTAATTTTGATGTCCAAGAATATTTACGAAATGAAGATATTCCAAATTACAAATACAGTTGGGGTACTCTTGAAAATGGAGATTTAGAAGAAATGAAAAAGGCAGATGTCTTATAATGAAAGTATTTTTATTCGTCATTCTCCTTGTCCTGATTGCGGTTCAAAAGATAATTTAGGAGTTTATTCAGACCATACATATTGTTTTGGTTGTCATACAAGGAAAAACACCACAGACGACAATACACAAACAGAACCAAAACAAATTTCAAATATGATTACAGGAGAGATACAGGCACTACCTGCAAGAAAAATAAAATTAGATACTTGTAAAACTTTTAATTACGAAGTTGGAATTTATAATGGCAAACCTGTTCAGATTGCTAATTACTACAATAAAAAATTTCAAAAAGTTGCACAGCATTTAAGATTTCCTGACAAGAGTTTTATTTGGTTAGGTGATTTAGAAGACATTACTTTATTTGGTCAGAACAACTGGAGAGATGGCGGTAAGATGGTTGTCATTACAGAAGGTGAAATAGATTGTATGACTGTTTCACAAGTTTGTTCTAATAATAAATATCCTGTTGTCTCAGTTCCATCAGGAGCTACATCTGCAAAAAAATATATCAAAAGAGAATTAGAATGGTTGTCAAAATTTGAAAATATAATTTTGATGTTTGATACTGATGAAGCAGGTACACAAGCTAGTTTAGAATGTTCTGAAGTATTACCAGTTAAAAAAGTAAAGATTGCAAGATATAAAGCAAAAGACCCAAACGAACTTTTACTACAAGGTAAAGAAGTTGATTTAATTGATGCTGTATGGGGTGCAAAACAATTTACACCACAAGGAATTATACTTGGTCAAGATACACTTAATCTTTTATTAAAAGATAATGAAGTTCCATCTATTCCTTATTTATGGAATGGACTAAATAAAAAATTATTTGGATTTAGATTTGGTGAATTAGTTTTACTTTGTGCAGGTTCAGGTACAGGTAAATCACAAGTCTGTAGAGAAATAGCTTATGATGTTATTTCTAAAGGATTTAAAGTTGGTTACATTGCATTAGAAGAAAGTGTTCAACGAAGTATAAGAGGTATTGTTTCTGTTCCTCTAAATGCACCAATACATATTCCTTCTATTAGGAAAGAAATTGGCGAAGAAAAATTAACTGAAGAATTTAATAAAGTTAAAAATAATATTTGTTTTTATAATCACTTTGGAAGTACAGACAGTGATGATTTGTTACAAAGAATAAGGTTTTTAGTTAATGGTTTAGACTGCAAAGTTATATTTCTAGACCATATATCAATAGTTATTTCAGGGCTTACTGAAGGTGATGAAAGAAGATTAATAGATAACACAATGACTAAACTAAGAGGTTTAGTTGAAGAATTAAATTGTGCTTTGTTTGTTGTATCTCATCTTAAAAGACCACCATCAGGTTCACACGAAGAAGGACTTCAAGTTTCATTAACGCATTTAAGAGGAAGTCATTCACTTGCAACTTTATCTGATGCAGTGATTGCACTTGAAAGAAATCAACAAGACGAAAAGGAAAACAACATAATGATAGTTAGAGTTTTGAAAAATAGATTTAGTGGAGACACAGGAGTTGCAACAAACTTATTCTACAACAAAGATACTGGCAGGTTATCAGAAGTAAACTTTGATGAACGAGAGAATACTAACTAAGTTTATTTTGTCGTTTCTTGTAGATAAAGAAGACTATTTAAACCTTCCAATAACCCAACAGCAAATTGTTTACGAAACTTGCAGAACAATAATGACTGCAATTTATAACGCAATACGTTTTGAAAATGTTTACCCAGTAATAATGTGCGGAGATGTTGAAGCTGAAAAAGTAATTTCAAAAGCAATAAAAGATATTTCAATGTTTTTACCATCAACAGAAAAAATAACAGTAACAAAGATACACTAATGAATGACAAATATATTTTAGAAAACTTTAAAGAAGAAGTTCAAAGAAATATTAAACGATACAATAGAATTAGAAATTTTTTCTATGGAGTATTTCTTTTTATACTTCTACTTGGATTTGTTTATATGGTTCACAATAAAGTAAGTATAGCCAAATATTTTTTTTCATAGTTACTAGTGAAGAAACTTTTTTCTACGAACCTGATTACAAATTAAGTTGTAGTAAAAACATAGAAAATAAAATCAAAAACCAAAAAACTTATAAAGGAGCAACAGTCATTATGACTGGGTGTTTAGATTATTAGTATGCAATTAGTTATAGATGTTGAAACCAATGGTTTCTTAGAAACTTTAAACAAAGTTCATTGTTTAGTTGCTAAAGATGTAGAAACAGAAAAAGTTTATTCTTTTAAACCAACTGAATTAGACAAAGCTATAGACCTAATACGACAGGCAAAAAAACTTATTGGTCATAACATTACAAAGTTTGATTTACCTGCATTAGAAAGAGTATTTGGTTTTAAATATGCAGGAGAAGTATTTGATACTTTACTTGTTAGCAGATTAATCTGGGCTAATAGAACTGAATTAGATTGTAAGATTGGTAACATTCCACCCAAATTAATGGGCAGACATTCTCTTGAAAGTTATGGGTATAGACTTGGTTTATTAAAAGGTGATTTCAAAGATAAAGAAAACTTTGAACAATGGTCAGAAGAAATGCAGGACTATTGTAAAAGAGATTGTGAAATAACTTGCAGATTATTTAAGTTAATTGATGATACGAACTACTCAAAAGAAGCAATAGAACTTGAACATAAGTTTTCTTACTGGATTAAAAAGCAAGAAGATTATGGGGTCTGTTTTGATGAGAGAGCTTCTCAGCTCCTTTATCAGTCCTTGTTAAAGAGAAGATTGGAGCTAGAAAAAAATCTAGCTTCAGTCTTCCCAAATTGGGAAAGATTAGACAGAATTTTTAGACCTAAAAGAGATAATAAAACTAAAGGATATAAAAAAGGTGTTCCAGTAAAAATTTATGTAACTGAAATATTTAATCCTAACTCAAGAGAACATATTGCAGATAGATTACAAAAAGTTTTAGGTTGGAAACCAAGTAGTTTTACTGCATCAGGCAAAGTTGAAGTTAATGAAAAGATTTTATCAGAACTAAAATATCCTGAAGCAAAATTAATATCAGAACATTTTACAATTCAAAAACGAATAGCAATGTTAGCTGAAGGTGAACAAGCATATTTAAAATTAATGCGTAATGGAAAAATTTATGGAAAAGTTATCGAAAATGGAGCAATCACAGGTAGGGCAACGCATCACAGTCCAAATCTTGGACAAGTACCAAGTAAAGGCAGTGCGTATGGCACTGAATTTCGTCAGCTTTTTATTGCTCCTTCCAGTATGGTTATGTGTGGTATTGATTTTTCTGGTATCGAACTTCGTGTCTTATCTCATTACCTCTCTAATATTGATGAAGGTCAATTTCAAAAAAAATTACTTGAAGATGATATACATTCCGCCAATAGAGAAGCACTCGGATTATCCTCACGTTCTCAAGCTAAAACTTTCATATATGCTTATGTTTACAATGCAGGAAATTATAGACTTGCACAAATTCTTGAAACAACTGAACAAGAAGCTAAACGAATAAGAGAAAAGTTTGAAGAATTAATTCCATCATTAAAAATTTTAAATCAACAATGTAAGTTAAAAGCTAGGACTGTAGGTTTTATACGAGGACTTGATGGTAGGAAAGTAACTTGCAGAAGTGAACATTCTGCACTGAATACTTTATTGCAATCAGGAGCTAGTTTAATTTGTAAACAAGCAACTATTTTACTAAATGAAAATTTAGAAAAAAATGGTTTTGAGTTTGGAAAAGACTATGCTCAGGTGTTGCATATCCACGACGAAATACAGTTTTATGTTCTAAAAGAAAAAATAGAACAATTTAAAACTGTTGCGTCTTTAATTTTCCAACAAGTTCAAGAACACTTTAATTTTAGATGTCCTCTAGCAGGAGAAATTAAGGTTGGTATAAATTGGTCTGAAACACACTAACAAGTTTGATTTAGACTTGGCTTTTGGTCAAAAGTACGAAAATGAATTTCAAAAAATAATAGAAGGTTCTGTAGAAGTTAAGACTGATAGATTATGGAATATTACTTCTAATGTTTTTATTGAGATAGAAAGCAGAAATAAACCAAGTGGTTTATTAGTTAGTACTGCTAGATATTGGGTATTCTTTCTTTATATAAAAAGCAGAAAAGACCAGATATTTGTTGGCTTTCCATTAGAATTATTAAAACAATTTGTAGTTAATTATCCAGTCAAACGAGGTGGAGATAACTACACTTCTAAAGGTCATATCGTACCTGTCAAAGACCTGCTTGATTATCAAATACAAATCCAAAAATTTGGAGAAAAACAATAATGTATAAAAAATATAAAATTGTTTTTTTAGACCCAACAGGAGACACTGCTTGGAGAAGTAAAGAAGAACTAAAAAATTTTTATCCTGAACATTGTGTAATTGAAGGTTATATCTTTTCTAAAGATAAAAAATTTATAAAAACTTTTGCATCATATTCTGTTGATGAAAATTTAAACATTACTGCTTTTGGTGATTGTAATGTTTTACCCACAAACTGCGTAATAAAAATAATTAAATTGAAGGAGAGTAAATGAAAAATATTCACGAATTTCATTCTAACAAAAATAAAATAATGCTCGTTGATGGAGATTTATTTTGTTATAGAATTACTTCTGCTCTAGAAGAACCTACTGAATGGGAAGATGATGTTTGGACTTTGCATTGCGATTTTAGAGTAGTGAAACAATTATTTGTGCAAAGCATTGCTCTTTATCAGCAAATGACAAA